ATTCTTCGGTGCTATCAAGAAACTATACAAATAGGAAATAAGATTACAAAATCTTTTTCTAGTTAATTCGTCTGCTTTATTAAAAGCAGAAATAGCTTCTTCATAATTATTTAATTTATTAGAAACTTTTTTATACTTATCAAAAATTTCTTTAAGTTCTTTTTTAGCTTTATCATAATCTGTTTTATCAATAGAAACTCCACTACGAACAATATATCCATAGTCTTTATTAATGTGCGGTCCATAAGTTTTAGCATCAACAGCACCTAATTGATAACCAGCACCAATAAATCTACCTTCTATTGAGACATTTAATGTTGTCGCAGATGCTTTAAATCCGCATCGAACAGCAAAACCTGATTTAGTTTCAACGATAAAATTGGCAAATGTTTCAGAAAGAGCAACACTACTGAATGATAAATCATATTCTAATTTTTGATTCATCTGATTAGCTGGATCGACAATACTTAATTTGGCAGCTGGATTAGAAACTTGCTTAAGTGATATCGGAATTAAATCTTGACGCTTATACGCTTTAGCAATTGCTTCGTTTAGTTCACCAAGATCTTCAATTTTATATAACTTAGAAATATCGTAGCTATCTTTGATCATCCAAACGTCAGCTGGATTCCAGTTATCGTTAGCTTTTTTAGATAAATTTCTTGCGTTTTTATATAAGTCCGCAGTTAATTTTTCACCCTGTCGTTCGTATTTATAACCACGACTTTTGATTAGTTTCTTTAATTGAGCAGTTTGTTTCACTGCGCTTGTGTAATAGATAGTATCATAATACTTTTTATTAGTGCCAAGTTTTTTAATAATATCTTCTTCAGATAATATCTTACCACTTTCTATTTGAGATTGAAATAACCACATACTAATAAGTTCTTTAACTTCTGTTAGTATGCGTGTATCACTTTTAGCGTTTTCGCTAAAGTGATTAAATATATTGTTTATTGCAGAAGCCGAACCTCTAACAATAATTACTTTATTCTTTTCATCTTTGAGATAAATCTGATCTTTACCAGAAGTAAGTTCTATCAATTCAGAAACTTTTACAGCTTTTAAATTGTTTCTTACAATCGAGAATACAGATTTCCCTGCGGTATATTTCAACGCAGAGAATTTAGTTTTTGTTGTGGCTGGAATCTGGTCAGCTTCTTTTAGAATGACCTTATGCCCTTCGCCATATTTTGCATTTCCAACAATAGTTGCCATAATAGAAATATTATACCTGATAATCTATTTAGGTCAAATGTATTGCTTGTATTTACGTTCCCAGGTTAAGATTTTTCTTGCTAATAGTGGTAATGCAGAATTATTTCGTGGATCGTTACCAAAAACCTTTATGATTCCATTGAATGTTATAGAATCTTTTTTGGTTCTAGATCTTCTGATTAATGTTATGACAGGAATAGTCGGCTTAAAGCACTTATATTCCAAAAAGATACAGTGGGCATATGCTTCAATTTCCCCTCTGTCTGAGTGATAGTGACGATTGTCATCTACCCTTTTGATTCCAGTTCTATGAAATCTGACTTTACTGGATTCCCAGTATTCGTCTTTACCGTCATATTGACGTTGGTGTATAAACTCATGCATTACAACCTGTAACAGTTTATACTTCAGTCTGTCCCAACTTTTATCTGTAAATTGGAACTTATCGTAGTTAAGTGTGTATATTTCTAGAACGCAACGATCTTCATCTGGATAATACCATCCACCAACAGGAACATATTTACCTTCTTTTTTAGGTTTCTTAAAAACAATCTTAGTTTTCCACTTCTTGAAGAAGTTCTTTAAACCTACAGAATCGTTGCGATATACATCTAAGTCATCCCAGATTTTAGCTGGGATGAACTTAGCTTTAAATGGACGCTCGTCAAAGTCTAACATATCAATAAAATCGAACGTCAAACCTTTGAAGAATTTCATTTAATTACCCAAAAAATGATTCCAAGTCTGAAGCTACTTCAAAATGTTCCTCGAACATCTTGTTTGCATTTTTGATTACAACAGTATCATGATTAGATTTAGTCTTCAATTCATTCAAATACCCAGTCGGTTTTTGCTCAGCTAAGTCGATATAATGTTGAGCAATTACCTTTCTGTCGAATTGTTTAATCAATTCATAGTTATTTAGCTGAATCTGTCTGTAGTCTTGTTCGCTCATATTACAGAATTCTTGGATTTTTTCACCATATTGTTTCGGGGTAGAGTTCTTCTTAATCATACAGTAATTGATACCAGCTTTTAGAACAACACCCATACCTTCTTCGTTGTTGGAAACCCCATAATTTATCGCAATTGGTACAGTGCCAATACGCATAGCATCAATGACAACCCTGTTGAAATGTTCACCAAAAGTATTAGACCAAGATGGATCAACAAGAAACTTTGATGTTGCGAGGATGTTATCTCGTTCTTTTCCTGAGATAAATCCAAGGTACTTGAAGTTACCTGAGTTTTCTGCGTTTTCCCAAATTCGTTTACCCTGACGATCTTCCGTAACATCTGGGTCATATTCCCTAGTGGCATAGTATTCTTCCTTACACTTATCTTTAGACATCATATAAGCTGCTTCAATACCATAACCACCAACCAAAGTTTTAACTCCTGGCATATATGGAACTGCGCGAATCAAATCATCTACACGTTTCCAACGCTTAAATGTTTGGATGGATAAAACCTTATTCTCACGATTAGCGAATGGTGGAGTTTCAGGAACACCATCGATGTCTTGAGGATTCAAAATCAAGGCACGTGGAACATTCATAAAGTCAGCTGAATCATACGCAGCTGGATGCACACACGCAAGACCAGCGAAGTGCTGTTCGAACTTCTGAATCCATGGGTAAAGTTTCTTTAGATTGGCATCGTGAATAATGGCAACCTGTTTTGACTTAACCTTCTCAATCATCGGCAACCAATCAAGATATTTCTCAGTGTCTTTGTTCTTGAAGCCGAAGATAGATTGCCAAATAACGATATCGTGTTTGTTGGCATCTTCAACGAATTGGTTAATAGAATCTTTAACGAGATAAGAATAATATGGTGCAATCCAACCATCACCTTGATGAACAGGATAACCAGAACCAACACCAATCTCATAACCCTCTTTAAGAGTAGTTGGGATTTCAACTGGACGAACAGTTTTAGTTCCCTTTAAATATGCGAAGTTTACTTCGTGCCCAAGTTCTTTAAGTCCAGCCATCAAATGCTCACAGTGATTAATAATACCACCGAAGTTATTGAATGTATGCATTACCATTAAAATTTTCATATTAACCTTTTTGCGATTCAAGTTTATGTATTCTTTGTCTTAATTCAGTAGTAGAGAAAGAATGTTCACGTTTATTAAAGTATACCTCGATTCCGCGATTTAAGCAAATTTGTTTTCCTGTGAAATCTTTTGTTGCATATTCCTCACCAAGAATACGAACATTTACAGGAAGAATTAATAACAAATCTTCTAAATCTTTCTCAGTTGAATAAACAATAATCTCATCAATATACTTAACTGCCTTTAATTGTAAATAACGTTCTACAACACTTTGAATTGGTTTATTCTTTGTATCTGGGCGATCAATAGTTGGGTCTGTTTGCAAGCCAACTATAAGATAGTCACATTGTTTCTTCGCATCTTCGAGCATGACTATATGACCTGCATGAAGCAGGTCAAAAGTGGAACATGTAAACCCAACTCTCATTTTAGAAGAATTCCTCTAAGGAAGATTTCTCACCAGCTTCTGGATGATATTTGATCAACTCTTCACGACCAAGTTTCTGCTCGCAGTAGTCATACCACTCTTCACTGAACCACATACCTTCAGATACACCATTCCAAAGTTTTTTCTGTAATGGATGTTCTTTATTATTCTTACGATCTTCAACAAACTGGAATCGACAATCTTCGTATTCTTTACTACCAAGTTGAAGCATACCTTCACGGAGATAACAAACAAGAGAGATACGCTCAGCTTCATCATCACCAAGAACAATCGGTGTATTACCATGAATAACTTCGTGGTTATTAATCAAAAGCAAATCGCCTGGACGAACATTCACAGCAACACGATACTCAGGTGCAATCAAATAACCACCAGTATAATTACCATTGTTCGAGAGAACAAGTAAGTTAGACAGACCATCAGAAAAATCACCAGCGTCTCTATGAGCAGCAGTTCTGAATGTTTTATTCACAGTGATAGTTGTGAATGGGGTTCCTGGAACTACGAAACGAGGATCAATTGTAGAAGCTGCTTCCATTTGATTTTTGTATCTTACTGGCAACATTTTTTTGAAGCCATTAGCCAAAGTTTGTAAGAATGGATACGCAAGAGCAAACTTTTCTGGAGACTTAGCAGTATATGCAGTTGCTCGACCATACGGAATACGAGGATAACGATCATACCACCCAGCGATGCCAGAGAATACAGAGTTTGCATAGGTAGTTGCGCAGATAAGTTTATCAGCTACCCAATTCGCTTCTTTAATCTGTCCATCTTTAGATAACTTACGTGTCTTTTCAACCCACTCTTCAAAATTAAAGTTTACTTCTTTTGTTCTTTCAATCGACCAAACATTGTTACGATTTGAAGGAGTTGGTTTCTTACCAGCATGACGAGATTTGATTTCTTCAATAGGATCTTCGCCGAATAGATTGTCAACTGGATCTAGGAAATACTCAACAATATCATATTCATATTCAGTGACCCATTCGCGATTACCAAGTTTCTCACCACGTGGACCTGCAGCCATACCACGATTTTGAGTTTCAGTGGCAGCTTCTCTTAAACCAGAATACGCAGCATCTTGCTGTTCTTTACTGAAGTAATTCTTTCTGAACTTGAAGATAATACGAGATTCATCTTGACCACTTTCACATCCAGAACAATCACGTGGAACATCACAAGTAGCCTGAGTTGCCAAATCGCAGTTTGGTGGCGCATAAACATCGCAATCTTCTTCGATCAAAAGATCGAAATGTGATTCATCTAGGAATTGACCAAGAAGATGCTCAGAATCGTATTTTCTATCAGCGACAATAACCTTAACCATTTCTTTTCTCCTTAAAACTTAAATCCATTAAACTGATCGTCACTACTATGTAGTCGTGTTCCAAAATCAGTTTTATCAAACATAGGTACATCTTTAACATTAGACTTTGAATGTCCAGCATCAGATAAGCCAGCTTGAGCGGATATCTCAACATCATATAATTTCATCTTAGCTCTATCAATACCAATAACGAAACGCTTATAAAACCCTGGATCGTTATAACGATTCTTCAATTGTTTAACGATAATTTGATTCAATTGCTCCAACTCTTCATTTGATACCAACGCAAACATAAAGTCAGCCGTAGCTGGTAAACCGAAAGATTCAGAAGTATCTTCAAGTCCTGGGTCTGAATTTGTGTAACCAGATCTCGTTGTTTGAGTAGCTGAGACAATAGGAACATTATACTCAACTGCCAATCCACGAAGTTCTTCAGCAATCGACTTAATATATGTATAAGAATTAACACTGCCACTCATTTTAACACGTTGACTGGCACAGATATTCAAATAGTCAATCATAATAATGTCTGGCATAAACTCACGCTTCATTTTTAATTCCTCAAGCAAAGCACGAAAGTGTCCAGCATGAGCAGAAGCAGTTGGATATTCTTTAACAATCAGCTTACCTTGAGTCTTTTTAGAAATCTTATCAAGTCTGGATTGGAAAATATCTTTATCAACAACCTTTAATTCATCCATTGATAAATTCAAAAGGTTTGCGTCAATACGTTCAGCAATACGTTCTTCTGCCATCTCCATAGTAATGTATAATACATTCTTACCTTGAATCAAGCATGCAGCAGAAACATGACACATAAACAAAGACTTACCGACACCAGTCCCAGCCAAAGCGATATTGAGTGTTTTCTTTGATAATCCGCCTTTGGTGATTTTATTAAACATCTCCAAGTCAAACGGAATCTTCTCTTCAACTTTATGGTAAAAATCGAAACGAGCATCAGCATCTTCAAGATAATCGTGACCAACATGGTTGTCAAAAGAAACAGAAAGAGCATCAGAAAGGATAGAAGGAATCGCATCGCTAGTGTGAACTTTGTCTCTACCTTCAATAATTTTGATCGATCCAAGAATCGCATTATATACTGCCCTATCTTTACAAAATTTTTCTGTTTGTTCCAATAACCAATGTTGGTTTGGTTCACTATTATCAAGAGAACTAACGAATTGTTGAATCTCAGGAACTTCTTTATCTGTTAGTCCCTTTTGATTTCCAACTTCAATAGAAATAATTTCTTTAGAAGCTGGTTTATTATATTCCTCAAAAAACTTCAATAGCAATCCAGCTACCAACGCTTCTTTTCTATCTGCGAAATATTCTTTCTTTAAATGTGGGACTACTTTTCTACAGTAATCCTCATTGTGAATCAGGTTCGATAGGATCGCCTGTTCTATTCTCATCAATACCACCTGTATAAGTTAAATCATTATTATGTATGCCATAGATAATGAGTTCCTGTAATAAATCACCTAGATACTGCTCAAGTTCTTGTTTATCATATTGAACATTGGCAGTATCATGAACCTCATAATCAAATTTAATTCGCAAAGAATCGCCAACTTCTTCAAAGGCAACTTTACCATATGATATAATTATACCTGAATATGGCGATTCTGTCAACTTTATCGCATTCATGCCGTTGTGTTTATTCTCCATCACAACATGCGGTCTTACAATATTATTCTTCATCATCTATATTTGCAAGTTCAGCATCAATGTCTTCGTCTTTCAGAATAGATTCATTTGCGACTTGATACTTGTTTTTCACAAAATCTATAAATGTTTTTTGTTTAAGAATAGGCATCCAGAAATCTTTAGAATCAGTTTCTTTTAGGCGATATTTTTTATCTTCAATAACACCATCTTCATCTACTTTAGAGTACCAACCATTACTTGGCTTGACAACATGCCCACTTTCGAGTGCGATATCCAATAAACCAGACCAACGGCTAATACCACCATCAAAAGATACAGAAACAGGGATCTTTGATTTTTCACGAACATACCTTGATTTTTCTACGTTAATAATAAAATTGTAACCAACAATCTCAGTGCCTTCTTTTTCTTGTTGACGACCCAAGATGAAAATGTTATCAGCTGAATAGTAAGAACCAGTACCACCACCTACGATTGCTTTAGGGAACATACCAATTTCCATGTAGGTATGATTGACAACAACCATTGGAATATCCTTCATTGTTAGATATGGAGTTACCATACGGAACAACGATTTAATTTGCTTTGCTCGAGACATATCAGCAACAGATTTACCATCAAGAGCATCTTCAACTTCTTTCTTAGACGCAAGGTTACCAATTGAGTCAATCACAATAATAACACGATCATCACGATCAATGTTTTCCAACTGAGCCATTACGTCAAACTTTAATTGTTCCACATTCATGATAGGAGTATGAACGACACGCTCAGTATCAATACCAAATGAATCAAAATAGGATTGAGGAGTGCCAAACTCAGAATCATAAAACAAAAGAACTGCTTCTGGGTATTTGTCCATATAAGACTTGGCCATTAGTAGAGAGAAAGCAGTCTTAAAGTGTTTACTTGGACCTGCCCACATTGTTAGTCCAGGTGTCAGACCACCATCCAAACGACCAGACAATGCCACATTAATAACAGGAATTGAAGTAGGAATCATATCCTTCTTTGTGAAGAACTTTGATTTTGACAGAACAGCTGTATCGGCAATAGTACTATTCTTTTTAATTTTATCTAGTATGCTCATATTATCCTTCTATAAATTTGATAAGTTGTGCTTCGGTCATTACTCCAGTATTACGACGTAGAATATTGTCGTTTTCATCTAATAGAATTACAGTGGGCACTGAGCGAACGCCATAATATACAGACAATTTTGGATTGTCATCAATGTCGATTGATTCGACAGGAACATTGAGTTTATCTTTAGCACCTTCAAAAATCTGACTCAATGCTTTACATGGTCCACACCAAGTTGCGTGGAATTTTAATAGTTTCATTTCTACTCCTAAAATAATATTATACTCTATGTATAATTATTTGTCAAATATATTATTTTGCTTTTGTATCAAATACAAAAGTTATCCTAACTTCATCGCCTATGTTTTTTGTACCATGTTCCAATTTATTGTTAAACCATAACAATGTTCCAGGTTCTACAATAACTGATTCATCACCAACAGTGTATTCATATCTTCCTTGTATCGATAAATGATACCGATCTCTTGTAAGATAATAGTTACCAATGTCAATGTGTTCACCAACACTTCCTCCGATTGGAAGTGACAAGAATCCACATCTATCAAATTTTTTAAAGTGTCTTTTCAGAAAAGAAACTATCTCTGTGTGTCTATAATAAGCAGGTGTTGGAGCAGACAATTCACTATCACCAACATATTGATCAGTTGAAGAAACTACACCAACAACGAGTTGCAAAACACCAGCCTCAACTTCAGGAAATCCACGATCCAATAAGGATAATGCCCCATCTACTGTTTTTTGAGCACCCCAATCTTCTGGATATTGTTTAAGCTGATTCAATATTTTAGAAACATTAATGCCTGTTTTGATGATACGAATATTATCCATATTATTAAAAGAAATCCTCCAGTGAACTTTGCTCTTCCACTTTCCAACCAAGTGGTTCAATTACAGTTTGTAAAGCATCAGCGAATGTCTTTTGAAATTGTGTGTCATAGTCAATGAAATTATGTAGTCCAAATTCTTTTGGTAGTTGTTGCGTGAAAGAAATAACATCTTCATTGAAAGGGTTTGGTTTTCTAACGTATACGAATTTAATTTTCTCACCCTCTTTAATCGGTTGATACATCTTTTCAAGATTAAGACGTTTCAGATGGTGATTAAACAGTAGAGAACCACGAACATGGATAGGTGTCCCCTTTGTGTAGATGGGAGACCCTGTATATTGTCTTAATCCATTGACACCTCGTGGAAACGCAATATCCTCGACTGGCATTTTATTGAACTCTTCACGGAATGCGAGTACATATTTATGTAGGTCTTTCTCAGTTCCATGAAGAATTACGTCAAGAGAATCTTTAAGTTTATCACGAATAACAGCTGGAGTAGAACTCTTGACCATCTCAAGACCCATGACTTTAACTTTTGGTTTTGCGAATTGAACACCCTCAGAATTGTGTACGTTTAGAACGTAGCGTTTCTTGGCAGTCCAAATACCCTTGTCTGCAAGAACCTCACGTTTCATAATCATCTTCTGAGAATACGCATTCATATAATCAGCAAGTTTCTGATATGTAGTGTCAATGAATGGTTGGAAGATTTCTTCACAAACCTTATCCATATACTTAATCTTTTGCTCAGTAGTTTTACCCTCACAAACTCTCTCAACCAATTCTTCCATTGTTAAGTAGATTGAATCAGTATCAATGGCAATCACATAATCTTTATTTTCGCTCTTAAGGACTTTATTCATATAACGATTAAACTCATTAGCCATCCAACGAATAGACAACTGACCAGAAGTTGTAATCCCCTCAGCCATACGAATATCGAAGTAACGGAAATATTGGTTACCCATCGCACCATAAGCAGAGTTTAAAGCAATCTTCATAGCCATCTGTAGATTATTGAGTCTAGAGATTTCTTTAAGGAGATGTTTCTGAGACTTATCGTGTTCGTATTCTTGTTGAACTTTCAACATCTGTTTCTTGAACATCGAACGATCTTTATACATCTTCTCCATTAATTCAGGCATAAAACCTTTGACGTCTTTTCGATAGCACCATCCGTTGGCAGTTAAAGACATATCTCTTCGATGCGCATAAGAAGTATCAACTTCTTGATTCAATAATTTGTCTACACTACAAGAAATCTTTTCTGGAAGTAAAGTTTCTGGACTGATATTATACTGCATAATCAAATGTGGATACAACGAGTTCAAGTCGAAAGAAGCTACCCACTGATGAGAACCAATCAAAGGATCTTTAACATAAGCACCCTCAAATGCTTCTGACTTATGTGTGTTGTTTTTCTGAGGGATAACTATGCTTCGTTTACGAAGGTGATTGTAGATGATAGCATCCCACATACGAACCTGCGAGTAAACATCTTCATAATTGATTTTAGCTTGATATGCCATAGTGAGACAAAGTTCAATCAAACGCATTTTGTCTTCGAGTTTATCAACCAACTCTACGTCATGAATGTTATACTCAACGAATTGTTGCCAGTGATTTGTGTAGAAGTCTTTAAAGGTATCGCCTGGATTTACCTTCTTCTTATCACCAAGTTCTTGTTCGGCGATATAATCCAAACGATATGATTCTTGTTTAGTGTAAGTAAATTTCTTATAAAGATCTAGATAATCAAGTTGAGAGATTCCATTAATGTCGTAGGTGATTTCTTCATTACCACGAATGAAAACTTTTCTCTCATTGATAAGTGCCCAAGGAGATAATTTAGAAGCGAGAGTCTCACCACACTCTCTTTGAATTCGTTTAACGAGATATGGAATATCGAATAGACCACTGTTCCACCCAGTGATAACATCAGGATAATTCTGTTGCCACCAAACCATAAACTCTTTTAACATCACTTGTTCAGTTTGAGCATGATGGTAAACTAAATCCTCACGACCATGAACAAATGTGCGTGTGCCGAATGTCACAACCTGTTTGGTGGACAATTCTTTGATAGTTATTAGAAGAATTTCTTCGTTGGCAGTTTTAATATCTGGGAAACCAGATTCGGTTGCAGTTTCAATGTCAATTGTGAAAACTTTAACCTGTTCCATATCCCATCGGACATCACTCTCATATGCGTCGCTGATATACTGCGAAGTGTAATTTGTATTACCATAAACATTAAACCCAGACACGTCTTTATACTTCTCAACGAAGTCGCGAGTTTCACGAAGAGTTCCTGGTTTAACTTCATCTACGATGTCGCCATCGAGAGTTCTCCATGGACTAGATTCGTTTTTTGATGTGACGTAAAGGGTTGGGTAGAAATCTATTTTACGATTGAAGCGTTTGCCATTTTCAACCCCTCGGACATATAATTTGTTACCGAAAGGAAATACATTTGTGTAAAAATTCATTAATTATTTTCCATACATAAGGAGCATTGCGTCTAAAGCACAGTCGTGTACTGGGTGATGTTTGATAACGGAAGCACGTTCGAATCCAGGATAATCTACATTACAATATCCATTTGTTGAACCAGTGAAGCAATCAACGGCAGTTCGAACATCTCTATACATATTATACCCTGTTAGCATTTGCATGTCAACTCTTTTACATAGAGAATCTATTGCCATTTGATCAAGAGAACCACGTGTCCACATTGTAAGTTTTTGTGCGTTTGGAATCTTATTCATGTAAGCATGAAGCATTTTGATTCCATCTTCAACCAAAACGTCATCTAAAGATGGATCAAGACTGACTTTTCTAACGTACTCGTGTTGATTCTGCCACCATTCTAGAGTTCCTAGATCGACTGTTCGTCCTAGTCGTTTAACTTGGTCTTTTGAATTGAACTTAACAAACAAGGCACCATCCAACAAATCTTGATATGATGGTTTCATATTAGGATCAAAATATACAAGTGCTGCCGATAGAACAACTGTTGTTGATTCTACACCTAAAGTTTCAACATCAAATACAAACATTATTTAATCTCATCTGGTTGTTGTTCTTCCCATGTAGTGAAGAACGCATTTATCTTTTGTTGTTCATTCCACGATGAACAGTAATCATTATCTTGATCGCATAAAATCAATGCTTCAGGAATAGTCATGGTTCGATAAGAGAGAAGTGTTTCGCCAACGTGTTCTTGAGAGAACTCTTTAGCTTCGTTCATGGTAACAGTGTCAAGTGCCCACTCAGGATTATTCTTTGGCACTTCAACCATATAACGCATACGAAACTGAGAAACGCACTCAACCATCACCCAAACTTTATCATTCATATCATCTCCATGTTCTATGCTTTTCAGCAATCCATTCAAGCCCATCGTACTCTTCAATTTCATATTCAACATCGTCTGGAATCTGCACAACTTTTAATGTAGCATGACGACCTTCATATTTCTTGGAGTCTTCCTCAACCAATTGAACCAATGCTTGGTCACTACGAGAAATGTCACGACAGGACAGAGTTTGTTCTCTGTACTTACGATTATATTCTTGTCGATCTTCCATTGACATGGTATAGAATTTATCTTCTAAATCCTGAACTCGTTCTTCTGTTGGAACAGTCCAACATGTAAAGATACCCAGTGTTTTAAACTTAGTATCTTCTACGATGTAGCATGACAAACCTTTTAGTTCGCAGTAACGAACATAACCCTCTTTTGATAAAGAGAATCCACCATGCTGATTATTGATTACGACTTTCATACATCGCACCCCCAATGATGTCTACGGTCAAAATTAATACCAAGTGTTTTATGTATCATCTTATCTTTAATCATATCTGGTATGGTAAGATATGGATACTCAAGAATGAATGGACAACCATCAAATCCCCATCTATGATGAGTGAAAAATTGTTTGGCCATGTTGATATCATCCTTAGATTTTTCGTTAAAAAATCTTTTTGGTTTAATCAAAGTTTCAAGAACCATTATTTAATTACCTCACT